CGGGCTTTGTCCAGTTTCAGACCTACTTGACCTGTTTCAAGAAATGAAATTAAATCTCCGCGATCTTCGCCAAGACGAAGACAGTTTAACAACGACAGACGATCAAGTATTAACGCAGGTTTCCTCACTTAAAGAAGGCATACGATACTCCTGGCCTTTAGAGGAGTTGAATTTAATGTTAGGTCCAATCGGGAAAGGAGATTTTTTATTACTGGGTAGCAGACCAGACGGAGGCAAGACTACTTTTTTAGCTCAAGCCGCTTGCCACTTTGCGACACAGCTCAAAGAAGGTGAGTGTGTGTTGTGGTGTAACAACGAGGAACCCAGGGAACGTGTGGCAGCCCGTAGAATTCAAGCTGCTTTACACTGGACAAGAAGTGAGTTAGACGCAGATCCGAAGAAAGCTATTGAAGCCTATCAAAATAGGCTAGGAAAAAACAAAATCATTTCCCTAGATAAATCAGGTATGACCGTCCACGACATAGAAAGTGTGCTTGAAGCCTACCATCCAAAGGTAATTATCATCGACCAGCTATGGAAACTAGGTGGGTTTGAGAACGAAAAAACTGGAGTAGATCGCTACGCTAAACTCGCTCAGTATGTTAGAGACTTAGCGAAAATGTACGGCCCCATTATTGGAGCCTCTCAGCTTGATGCGACAGCAGAGAACAAGAAATACGCAGACATGGGATCGTTATACAATAGTAAGACCTCTGTTCAAGGTGAAGCTGACGCTATCATTTTAATTGGTCAGACCAAAGAAGAACCCAACGTGAGATTTATCCGCGCACCAAAGAATAAACTCCCATACGCGAATGACGATTACCGTAGCCAGGGAGCTGCGATAAACCTTGATAAATCAACAGCTCAGTTTTATAGTCAGAGAGACGGGAGAAATAAATATGCCCTATAGCATTATAATTTTAGACATTGAAACTACGATTAACGCCCCACAACCACACTTCGGGGCCAGCCCTGCTTACCCAGGTAATCGTTCTGTGATGATAGGGTATATCGCAGACAATTACCCGTTGACCCACACAAGCGACCCCAACGAACTCTTAATAGACGAGGACACATTGTTGGTAGGACATAATCTATCCTTTGACTTGCATTATCTTATGAGAGAAATGGATAACTTCCCCTCTCGATGCAGCATTTGGGACACACAGAAATTTGAATACCTCTGGACAGGGCGGTCTATCGTAAGTCCTAGCTTAGAAAATACCTGTGAGAGACTTGATGTTCCATTTGAGAAAGACACTGAAATAAAAGAACGATTTAAAGTTGGGATTGGGTCAGACAAGATAGACCCTACGCTACTACGCAATTATTTATACGAAGATGTTAGAGCAACTCAAACCTTATTCCAAGATCAACTCGCCTTCTTACAAGGCGACCCGTACAAAACACAATACTTTGAACACATGATGGATGGAATTTTTGCTACGACCAAGATGGCGCATAACGGTTTGCCTTTCGATAAAACAAGTGCTACCAAAGAAGTTACGGAATTGGAAAATAAACTAGCCTATAAAATACAGTATACGACTGGAACCTATAGCGCCTTTTGGCCCGAAAAATTAGGAGTTTTAAACATACTTTCTTCCTCTCAAGTGACGGCTCTCCTTTGGGGCAGAGAGGTGCGTTATAAAACTGACGTTCCCCTTACAGATGAATTGGGAGAACCCGTTTTGTTTAAAGGTGGGGTGAAGAAAGGCCAACAGAAAACCCGAAAAGAAGATCGTTACCACGATGTTGAACCACTCTGCGAAGACGATATTAGTCAAGAGTTTGTTAACAAGGGTTGGGAAAAAACATCAGGAGCACAAACTATAAACCGAATACTCAGCTTGCCTGGAGATAGCAATGCTCACGCATTTTGCAGAGAGTTGTTGGAGATTAGGAATCTTTCCAAAACAATTAACACTTACTTCAAACCGTATATAGATTTTGCTGTTAAGGGGAGGATTCACCCCAGCTACAATCATTGCATAACACAAACGGGTAGACTAAGCAGCTCGAAACCCAATATGCAAAACATCTCAGGGAAAAGCCAATGATTTTGTCACACTTTAAAACAGACCGTATGTTCTATGAGTTTGATTATGCACAGCTAGAAATTCGCGTGCTGGCATTAGCCACAGGAGATCATCAACTGATAGAAGACATTGGTTCTGGCATGGACATGCACAATCATTTTGCTAAAAGAATTTTTCGCAAAAGTGAGATCTCTCCTCAAGAGAGACGATTAGCAAAAGGTTTCTCTTTCCAACTTCAATACGGGGCAGGAGCCAAAGGCATAGCTAAGCACTGGAATGTTGACGAAGAGTTAGCGAGTACCTTTATCAAAGAGTATTTTTCTCGATACCCTTCTGTCCTTTCTTGGCAAAAGCAGATGTTAGAGTGTGGCAACATAACCCTAAAACACAGAGGAGATGAGGTTAACTTTGAATCAGTCCCTAGTTATTACATCCCGTCTATTTGGAAACACCCTATCACCTCAAAAGCAATCAGCTACTTTCGACTTGTAGCTGAGAAACCCCCTTGGGCAGACGACTATAGGATTAGTCCCACGAAATGCAAGAACTACCCCATCCAAGGAGCTGCTTCTGACATTATGATGTTCGCTTTGAACAGATTAAACAGAGCCTTGATCGGCACAAGTGCTACTATTTGTAACACTGTGCATGACAGTGTGTTACTAGAAGTAACAGATCAAGCAGAAGAAGTTATCCACCGTACCAAGAGAGCGTTGGAAGGGGTAGGAGAGGAGATAGAAAAGCTATTTGAAATATCTGTTCCTATCCCCTTCCCTGTAGACTATGCCTCTGGACGCACATTGGAAGAGGTTAAAAAAAGTTCTTGACACTAACGCATAAAGGTGTATTTTGAGCGAACAATAATAGGAGATCAAAAAAATGGCAGAGCAGTTATCAGGAGTAATCAGTAAAGTTGGCGATAGAGGTACAAGTTTTCAATTAGAGGGTGACTTTAGTTGGTACTCGGCGTTTAACCCTGAACAACTTTGTGGCGCGAAAGCAGGAGATAGTGTATCTTTTATGTTCGCGACCAAGCAAGATAAGAACGACCCCAACAAGGTTTACAAAAATCTAAGGGGAAATCTAACAATCCACGCAGGGTCGCCAGATCCACAACCGAATAGGGCTGCCGTATCCCCTCTTCCTAGTGCTAAGAAGGGCGAACCTTCTCTCACCAGGGAGAGGTTGATACTGCGCCAAAACGCTTTGACAAACGCTGTTAATTATTGCACCCCAGAGAGCAGTCCAGAGCAGGTTCTTGAAATAGCGAAGCTGTTTGAAGGCTGGACAAGTGGGGATACCGATAGCATGAAGCGCCCAGGGTCTGATCCCACCCTAGAGAAAAACGCCTCGGTTTACTCCGAAGCTTTTGAAGGTGTTTCAAGTTAGTCTTAGTGGATACACGCTCCTCCTCGATGGTGACATTCTTTGCTATAGGGCAGGGTTTGGAGCCGAAAAGCGTATCTACTTTGACGAGAGGAATCCCCCCAGCGATGGGGGGCTTTCTTTTCCTAGCAAAAAAGAAGCTAAGTTAAATGTTCCAGAGCAGTATTTAAAGTGGGAACGAAACACAGAACCCTTAGACCACGCCTTATATAACTGCAAGTCCCTCATACAAACAGCGTTACAAAACGTAACAACGCATTTCCAAACAGACGACCTAGAGTACATTACCTACCTCTCAGGAAACGACCAAACCCCTAACTTTAGAAAAGAATTAACGCCAGATTATAAAGCGAATAGGGACAAAGACCACAGACCTACCCACTTAGAAGAATTAAAAAATTATTTAATAAAACGACACGCAGCGCAGGTTAGCCAAGGCTGTGAGGCAGACGATTTCTTTGGTCAAGGTTGTTTGGATGCTGTACAGAATGGGCGGGTTCCCATTATAGGAAGCATAGACAAAGACTTGAAACAAATACCAGGGTTTCATCTCAACTTAGTTAGCGGAGAGATACAAGAAGTTACCCAAGAACAAGCAGACATTAAGTTTTGGAGGCAGATGCTTGAAGGAGATCGAGCAGATAACATAGAAGGGATTCCAGGTATCGGCCCGAAGAAGGCCGAAAGGTATTTACCACAAGGAATTACAAATGCCACAGCAAAAGAAAAGGTCCAAAGCTACTACGAAGCGAACTACCAAGAGGCGTGGAAAGAAAAATATAACCTCAACTGCGACCTCCTTTGGATATGGAGGAAAGTCCCAGACCACTGTCCGTTCAAAACGAGCACGACGCAAGTTGATAGCTCCCTACCAGAGCAAATATGAATACGAGATAGCTCAAGACCTACTGAAAAGAGGAATTGCTTTTGAGTATGAACCTAAACAAATACCGTATATCTACCCTGTTAGAAAAGGAACGTGTAACGACTGTGGTTCAGTTAACGTTGGTCGTCTTGCTATTTACACTCCTGATTTCTGGTTGCCAGAACTTGAGCTATGGGTGGAAGCCAAAGGAAGGTGGGACGGTTCGGGTCGAACTAAAATTTTAGCGGTGTTAGAAACCTCTGAGGTAATTCACAGAGACAATTTTAAAATGCTGTTCATGTACGATAACTGGATAACCAAGAAGCATAAGTTAACGTACACAGGTTGGTGCCAAAAGCATCAAATACTTTCTGACGTAGGGAATACACTCCCTAAGGATTGGTTATGAGCGCATTACAAACAGGGCCAGATTATTATAGAAAAGCTAGTATACAGCCTATTGAGTATATCCTAGAACAAAAGCTAGGTTTTGCCGAAGGTTGCATCGTGAAGTACATTACGAGGTGGCGAGACAAAGGAGGGGTAGAGGATTTAATAAAGATCAAGCACTACTGCGACCTGCTTATAGAAGCAGAGCAAAAGGACACAGTTACTGAGATCACAGGCACAGCAATATGAAACACGCCATGATACCAGACACTCAGATCTTCCCAGGTAGCGAAACAGAACACTTAGTAGCTGCTGCAAAGTATCTAAGAAAACACCGACCAGACCGTATCATTATCATAGGAGATTGGTGGGACATGCCTTCCCTTTCTACCTACGATAACGCAGGGGATAAGGGCTGGGAGTCTAAGAATGTCCAGGCCGACCTAGAGGTGGGGTGGAAAAATATGAAGGCGTTTTTAACCAAGGTACGGACCCCTAGGTACGAGCCTGAGGTTCATTTTTGTGTGGGAAATCACGAACATAGAATAGAACGCGCCTCTAATAGCGCGTCTATGCGGAGACTAGACCACTACCTCAATATAGATGAGTTGATTACAAAGCCCTTACAGGAGCTAGAAGTTACTACTCACAACTTCTTAGAGGTTGTAGAACTAGATGGGATTTGTTATAGTCACTATTTCGTCAATCCCACTTCCTTATTCTCTACGCCTATCGGCGGAACCATAGAAAGCAAACTCAAGAACCTTGGGAGAAGCTTTACTATGGGGCATCAACAAAAGAAGCAAACAGGTGAGATATACACCTGCACAGGACAACGCCGTAGGGGGTTAGTCTGTGGAAGATTCTATCCAGATTACCACGACTACTTAGGGCCACAGAAGAACGCCCAAAGTTGGTCGGGTATCCTTATGAAGCATGAAGTATACGACGGAGACTACGATTTAATGGAGGTCTCTATGGAATACTTACTAAAGGAATACGGCTAATGACTATGACGCTAGACGAAATCGTCGTTAAGATTTCCGATAGGTACGACCCTGATGAAGTAGTAGAGATTTTAAACATCTCGACAGAAGAACTTTTATCTGCGTTTGCACAAAACTTACTGGATAACTTAGATAAGTTTGACAAAGGAGATGAGATAGATGAATACTATGACCCCGAAGGAGACGAGTGATGCCAGCAGCTAAGAAGACCCCAGCAAAAACACCTAAAACCCACTGGAAAGACACTTTGTTTTTAGCTACCTGCACCATAGAGTCTGTATATTATGCAGCCACTAAGTACCACCACTTAGACGCTACACCAGAAGGTTATCGGATAAACGAAGAGAAGTTCAAACAAACCTACCAACACTTAAAGAAATTATACGAGGAGCTGTAATGCAAACAAACCCTTTCCGCACCACGTTAGGAGAGAATGTATTTAAAAACAAATACGCACAAGGCGCACAAGACACTTGGAGAAATCTAGCAATACGGTGTGTCTCAGATGTTTGTGGTACGATGGAGAACGGGACTCACCCCATCTTAGGGAAAGAAGAACGGGATCAATTAGTTCAATACATAGATCAAATGAAATTCATACCAGGGGGTCGCTACCTGTACTACGCAGGTAGAAAGTTACACGCTTGGAATAACTGCTTTTTATTGAAAGCAGAAGAGGATACCAGAGAAGAGTGGTCCAATTTAATATGGCGAGCTAATAGCTGTTTAATGCTTGGCGGAGGGATAGGAATAGACTACTCTAAATTACGCCCCTCAGGGCGCACGTTATCGCGCACAGGGGGCGTTTCTAGTGGACCCCTACCCCTTATGTACATGATTAACGAAATAGGCCGTAACGTCATGCAGGGCGGTTCTAGGCGTAGTGCTATTTACGCTTCGTTAGACAAGGGCCACGAAGATATAGAGGCGTTTCTTTGTGCTAAAGATTGGCACAACATGCCTGTTACTGATGATGTTTCTTTATCACAGGCTAAAGAAGCTAATTTTAATTTCCCTGCTCCCCTAGACCAAACCAATATCTCAGTGAATTACAGTGATAGTTGGTTAGAAAAAGAGGACCGACACTTAGACCCTGTATTCTTAGAAAATGTTAAGCAAGCGTTAATCACTGGAGAACCAGGGTTCTCTTTTAACTTTGGGGACCAAGCCGAAGAGACATTAAGGAACGCTTGTACAGAAGTAACAAGCGCAGATGATTCTGACGTTTGTAACTTAGGCAGTATTAACTTAGGGAATGTAGAAAGCTTAGAAGAGTTTAAGGATATTGTTAACCTAGCTTCTAAGTTCTTGGTTTGTGGAACAGTACGCGCAGATCTACCGTACCCGAAAGTAAAAACAATCAGGGAAAAGAATCGTAGGTTGGGATTAGGACTCATGGGAATCCATGAGTGGTTGCTCAAACGGGGTTCTAAGTACGAAGTTACCCCTGAGCTACATGAATGGTTGGGAGTCTATAAAGATGAATCTATTAGAGCAGCAAACGAACATTGCGACAGACTATATTTGTCGCACCCTATCGCTTACAGGGCTATTGCCCCTACAGGAACTATTGGAATCCTCGCAGGAACTACGACAGGCATTGAGCCAGTGTTTGCAACTGCATTTAAGCGACGGTATCTCACAGAAGGAACTCGATGGAAGTATGAGTACATTGTTGACGGAACTGCACAAACACTCATCGATACTTTGGGAATTAAGCCTTCCGCTATCAATACAGCTTACGACCTCTCTACTCAACCCGAAAAGCGAATTAAATTCCAAGCTGACATACAAGACTATGTTGACCAATCCATCTCCTCAACCATCAACCTCCCAACAGGACAGAATATCGGAGATGATGAGGTTAAGAGCTTCGCTAAAACCCTTTCAGAGTATGCGCCAAGGCTTAGAGGATTCACCTGCTATCCAGACGGAAGCAGGGGAGGACAGCCCATTACCTCAATCCCTTACGAAGAGGCCATCAAACACAAAGGAGTCGTTTACGAAGAGTACGACCCCTGTGATGGAGGAGTCTGCGGAGTCTAAGGACAAGCCCTGGCACCTCCCTTAAAAGAGGCTACCTAAAGTGTGGATACATCTTTCTACAAAGTCTTTAATTTTTTGCCAAATCTTTTTGGCGAATTGAATAGTGGCTTTCTTCCACCGTCCTAGCTTCTCTTTAAATTGTTGGATCATGTGCGCTCTGTTTCTTGTCGTATTTTATGTTGTAAAGTATAGATACTTATTTTATTCCCTTCTAGCGTTAGTAGCCTCGCAAGCGTTCTATCCGTCTGTCCATAGTTTTTTCGTCTGCTCGTTCTTTGCCACCAAAGTAGTAGTTGTCTAAAAGCTTGCCAATAAAAGGTATGTGTTTAATCGCCTCTGTCTTTTCTTCTGCGTCCCCAAGAAGGGCTTTTCCTACGGAGGTTATGTGGTCAGCAGGAGGCAAAAAAACTTCCGCAGCTATTTCTCCAGCATCTAGCTTTTTACGTTGTTTCTCTACCAAGTACTTAGACCCGAAAAATAATCTAAGGTGGTGGTCTAACCACCTATCAGGGAGATCGTCAATCGTCATGTCTCTAGCTAACACCCCGTCCTTTATGTAAGAAACAGCCGTAGCTCCTCCTGGAACTAACAAAGAATAAGCAACGGCGTTCTTTAACGCCGTCTTCTTACTGCCATGTTGCCACTCGTCTACAATACTGCGTCGCAAAAGATTTAACTGTTTGATACTAAAACTTTTCAAAGTGTAAAAGAGTCTTCCATTTGGTATTTGTAAATACTTGAGAGGGTATTCACTAGGAGAGATTGGTTGCGCCTCCGCTAGTTCGCTCCAAGCGTACAGCAGGACATTTTCACTATCCATCTTACCTCTGTTCAAATCATCTACCAAAGCGTCAAACTCATCGCCAAAGAACTTCCCGTATTTTTTCTTAAGGGTTGCTTTACCTGCCTCGCTTTTGCTAAGTCTCTGCGCTTTCTTAACAGCAGCGTTCATTAAAACCTCTTTACCAAACCTATCTATGGCCCTAAAGCCAGAGATAGTAAAGGCTTTGTGTAACATCTTAGCTGTCCCTAGCTCGGTAAGAAGTTCCCCTGCTACCGCGTTGTCTAACCCCTGCATTGCAACCGTTATTCGTTTTTGCCCAAAAGCTGCACGAAGGGCGTTACCTACGCCTTGAGTGTACATAGCAATACCAACGTCTCCTAACTGAGTTAACGCAGAAATTGGGTTGGTTAAGAAGGATAAGTATATGGATGAACGTAACCCCTGAACAAGCTTGTTAGGGGATTGATTTCCTTCTACAAACCGCGCTTTAAAAAGTGTTGAAAGAGCTTGTAGCTGCTCTCCTGCTAAATCTCCACCCTCCTTCCGAATCAGACTTTCTACAGACTCGTCTATATTCAAAGACTTATCTTTGTTTACTTTTTTATGTACTCCAAAAGTCTTCCTTAGTTGTATTTGCTCGTTTGCAGACATAACGTACCGAGTGTACGAAGATTCTATGTTGTCGTAAAAAGGCAGCGTCTCTTCATCAACTCTAGGTATCTGCCTTTTGTCGTCTAAACGAACTCTTTTTTCTCTAGCTTGTTGCTTGTGCATCATCCTTCGTACTATAGCTTGTACCTCATCGTCGCTGAGAGTCTTCTTCTTTTTAGCGTCTGCCAACGCCTTTTGCACTTCGGGGTAGGTTTCTCGCAAACCGTCAATGTCCTTAACATGTCGGGGCCAGTAATTCTTCAAATACCCTGCGCCGTCACGAAACGCACCAGACGACACTAACTGAGAGTGTAATTCGTCAAGGTGTTTTTGAGACTCCTCAAAAGACTTTATTGCTTTCGGGCTAAAGTTTAATCTTTCTAAAACAGTCCTGTTAAGAGATCCATTAAGCAGCTTTAAATCAACCTCTTTTCGGCCCTCTGGACTTAGTTTTTTAACTCCTTTAAAAAACTCTCTTGGTATTTCCGTAGAGATACCTTGTGTTCTAGTCACACCCTGATCGTGTCTTTGAAGCAAGCCTTTCCACTGTTGTCCACCTACGCGCTCTATCGTATCGGACACTGAACCTATAAAACCACTGAGGCCTGAGTTAATTCGTCTAGCGGTTGCTAGTGAACCTTTATCTATACTAGTTACAGCCTCAACTACTCTAGGATCTTCTTTTTCTATCCTTCTACCCGAAACTACAGCAGCCTCTACTCCTTGGTCTGTTGTAGAGTCTGTTGTCCTGTTAATGTACTGCTCTCTAGTTTCCCTAACTGGCCTCGCTGGACCCTGTACTATACCTTTTGCGTCCCACTCTTCTCCTGCTTGTTTTCGCGCTTCTGCTAAATTGATCGCTTCTTGGTTTTCTTTTAGGGTTATGTTCCGTTTCTTTTGCCTAAGACGCACAAGTTTTTGCATAGGAACACCAAAAGCAGGAGCAAGTACCCCACCAAGCGATGCTGATACAGCAACCTCTTTAGGAGAGACCTCTCCCTTTTCTGCGAATTGATCCAGGAAATTCCACTCAGCACCAAGTACTGCTCCTATCCCTGCCATACCTTTCCAAGTAGCTCCCACAGGCAGTAAGCTTGTGGGGGTAAGTACCGCACCTAAGAAGCTCCCTACTGTAGCAAAACCAGAGTCGTCTTCTCCTGCCCTAATAACATCTGCGTACTTCTCTTTTATTTCCGCGTCGCGTTGTTTAAATAAAAAGTCTCGTCTCTCGTCAAAAGAGAGTTCGTCAAAGCCTTCTGGCTTATCGTTAGGGTCCACTAGATGAGGAAAAAATGCTTTAGATAGTAGGTCAAGGTTTTGCACATCAGAAGACGTACTTTGAACGCCGTACGCAAGTTTCCTAAACGTACTAATCTCAGGAAAAGCGTCTCTAATAACCCGTAGTTGTTCTGCTGTGGGTTCTTTTCCTGGAATTTCTACACGCTTAATTCCTTGTGGTGTTTCAACGCGAATAATAGTCCCTTCAACAGGTTTTTCTTCTTCTGCTATTTGTGTAGCTTCTGCCATTTAGTTATATACCTTCCTATTCTCTTTAATATATCTCCCTAGCGCCTCGACGGCACCAGCAGCTCTCGCTTTTGCTTCCTTTTCTTTCTTTTTGTTTTCTAAATAACCCCTTAACGCCTTTTCGTTTACGTTGAGTTGTCCTTTTTGGTCTAAAGCTCTCAACTGAGCTATTGTCTTGTTGCCATGTGCCGTAGGGAGCATGTCTTTTACTGCTTCGTAGTAGGTATCGTCACGATAAACTACCTCTTCTTGCTTTCCTAACAAATCTTCGTTGTACCTATATACTCTCTCACCATTTTCATTATCATCACCATTTTCCGTAGAGTCACCCCCAAAATTGCCTATCAGACGTTGAGTCGCCAAGAGCCTAGCATCTTGGTCGCTCAATTGGCCACGGGAGTCTCGTATAACGTCTTGGAAATGTCCGTTAAATTCCCTATGCAACTCATCGGTAAGCTCAGGTAATTTTTTTTCTTCCCCCAAGAGTCCTGCCCAAAAACCAGGCTGTTGCTCATCCCACAGTTGGATTAGATAAGCAGAATTAGTTGCTTCTTGATTGTTTGTTAGGGTCTTAGTCTTAACGAGCTCGCCTTTTGCCCTAGCTAGCGCCAGCTCCTGTTCTCTAGCAAGCTTTGCTTCTAACGCTCTGTTCTCCTCCTTCTTAGCGTCTATACCTAAAGCTAGGAATTGTTGCGCTCTTGCAGGGTCGTAACCTTGAAACGCTTGTGATCTAGCAAGAAACGCCTCAGAAGAAGTTGGGTTGTTGGCAAACTGCTTATCCAACCGACGGTTTACTATCAAAGCGTGTATATCTTGCATACGCTTCTTAGTCCTATCTTGGTTTCTTTCGCGCGCTTCCATTATACCGGCTGCGTCAAGTCTATCTATGTCAAAAGAAAATGGGTTTGCCATGTTTTATCTCCTTGTCGTTCTGTGTTGTTTAGGCATCCTGAGGAATTAACCTACCAAGGAAATCCATAAACGCCCCACCTCTATTACTACCACCCATCCTTGCTTGTAACTCTGCTGGACCCATACGAGCATTAGCTGCTCCTGTTAACCGAGCTATATCAAACAAAGAACGGTTTTTGTTATAGTCCAAAGAATAAGGAAGTGCTGCGTAAGGTGCGCCTAACGCGCCTAATTCAGCCCCTGCTAGATTTTGTAGATTAGCTAAAGCCCCTGTCTCTAAACCTAAAGCTGCTGCTAAAGCATTACTTGTACCCGTTAAATTCCTTAGGTACGCATCTGTTGCTCCTGCTTCCGCCCCTGTTCTCAAGGCTTGTCTTGCCATATCCGCTTGCGCTTGCGCTCTCCCCATAGCTCCTGCGGAACCAGAACTAATGCCTCGTCCACCTAAGATACGACTTAACGCGCTGTCTGTGTCGGAGATAATCCCACGCTCTGCCATAGGCAAACCAGAAGTAAACATATCTAAAAGTTCTTCTCTACTGTATATAGGGTCTTCTATAAGACCCCTTACGCGGTCAGCATCTTGTGTAGTTCTTCCTGCTAGGTCTGCTCCTAGCGCAGCAAACTGCTCTGCAAGAGCTGTTGGGCGCTCCCCAGGAGTAACAACTAGGTTTCCGTCTTCGTCATAGCTTATCCCCCCTAAAGGCCCACCAATCCCACGCTCAGAATACTCCAACGCTTCTATGGCTGCAGCAGTTCTTTCAGCGTCCTCTGTTAATTTCTCAAGAGCTTTTCTGTCAGAGCGACTCCCAAAAAGATCTCCTGCAAGACTTGCCCCAGCGCCTAAAAGAGTGCCTAGAAAAAACTCTGGTTGTCCCGTTGCAGGGTTTATTGAGTTCTTTTCACTACCGACAATATATCGGTCAGGATCAAGGCCCATAGCCTCCATTTTATTATCAATCTTTTTAGAAAGATCTTTTCCTAAAACCCCTGGAGGAATCACACGCTCGCCCGTCGAAACGTGGGCTATCGTATCATCCCCTTCACGTCCGTATTCGGCAAACACGCCTAAATCAAATGTCATTTTGTATCTCCATAGTTTGTTCTACAAGCCTTAGTTGTTGAACTTGTGTTGTAGCTTCTACAAACAGTTTTTGTGCGTTGTCGTTAGCTTTAACCATCTCGTTTCTAAAGCTTTCTATTGCCGCGCCTGTTTGCGCGGTCTTTTGTGCGTTCTCTATCATCACCATAGGAAGCATAGTCATAGAACACGCCCAAGAATCTATCTGATCCCCTGTTTGTGGGTGAGTCCCTCTGACATTAACAAACCAAGCACATTCAAACTTCTTGCAAGGTTTGAATTTATTTAAAGGACAATTATCTTCAACCTTCAATTCCATCTTAGTAAGCGTCCTTAGTACAAACAATAACGTTTAAGTACTGAACATCTAAGTCTATAGCTGTTCCACTAAACGAGTGATTGTGCGCTGTTGCTGCGCCTATTGTGTGGGTGTGGCCATCTCCACTACCTACCGAACTAGACTTACCTACCGTAGCTGCGGTTGCTGTACCTGCAATTCTATACTCTGCGTCGTTTGTAGTGTCACCGCCTTGCGTATCAGCAAACCCCCCGTTCTCACTAACGTAGTTAGAGGTTGAGATAGTTGTTGTACTTTCATTTGTATCTGCAATAACAAAGTGAGTGTGCGCTGGTAACTGAGCTTCCGATACTGCGGTAGATCCTGTTGTTGATGGTATCGTTACTGTCGTATTAGCTATTGTTCCTGCTGGAGTTTGACTAGCAAACGCTGTCTCAAAAGCTACAGAACCTCCTGTACCTCCACCAGAACCACTGGTAACTCTTAACGCTTTGTCGTTATTAGAAGTACTTTTAGTCCACCCTGTAGGAGCTGCGCTTTGAAAAAACAAAGCGACAGTAGTTGCAGGGATTGCTTTGGCTGCTGCGGTATCTATTGCCGTAGCAATAGCTGCCGTCTCTGCGTCCATGTCTGAGCCAAGTATAATCTTTTCTGGATCACCAGAAGATAAATTATCCTTAGCAGAAAAATCATTTACTGGTGTATAAATCGCCATAGTTATCTACCTTCGCGTCCTGTTTTTGCGTATATAGCTAGTTGTTCTAGTGCTATAGATGAGCCATTAGATTCAAAATCTATGCCTAACTTCCAAGCTCTCCCTGCCCCTGCACAACTGCCGTTTAACTCGTAATAAGTACTAGAGCCACCGCCCCACTCTGCTTCTCCCCACTCCGCGTCCGAAGCACCCCATAAAGCAATAACCCCACCGTCTCCAGATAGCCTACTAGCTCCTGCTGTGTTTGTGATAACAAAGGTCTCGTAACCACTTTGACCTGTATCAACAGACTCAAACAAAACATTGATAGTATCTGAGCTACCTGAAATAACTGTTGTAACAAACTTCTTTAAAAACTTTAAATTAGAAGAACCAAAATCTGCTGGATTAGAACGCCAAGTACAAACGTACTTAGTAGAGTCTATAGGTGATTGGTCTACATACCCGTCGTACTTTCCTAAAAGACCCGTACTCCCTATGTATACGTCTCCTTGGAAATAAGTAAAAGTATCCCAAGAAGCTCCCTTAAACTTAGTAACCCGAACAGGTATATCATTATCTAAAGAGTGTAAATCAAAAATCCAAACTTCATCTAAATCTGAGTTAGGGGATTTTATCCAGTACTGTCCGTCCTCTGCGTTATAAACACTTTTAATATTAGGCCAATTAGCCTCGGCACCCAAAGAAGTTAAAAACTGTCTGCGTACTAACGCAGATAAATCTGCTATATCTGCATTTTCTTGTATAACCTGTCGTAAAGATTGTAAGCCGTTAGTAGACAAAAAGATAAGGTCTCTTCCTACCTGCTGAACACTATCCCTGGAAATACAACCTACTCCTTGAATAATCCTCTCTATGCCTAAATCATTCGGGCTGTCAGGACTACTGTAAATAATAATACTGTTGCGTAAAAACGCCACTAAGAATTTATCAAACGATGATATAGCTACTAACTCGTCGTAGCCGTGAGCAATAGACCCAAACGTACCTAAAGTATCTATCTCACCACCAACAGCCGTATCTACTCCCCAAGAAGAAGGGGTTAATGTTCCACAGTACGAAATAACATTTTTGTCTGTTCCTGTGTAAGACTTCTGTACCCACAGTCTACCAAAAGCACTGTGTATAACACCCCCTGTAGGGATTGTACCTGGAGCTGTTGCTACTACAGAACTGCCTCCTCCAGATCCAGTGCTTGAAGCTGCGTCACTAGACCCTGCATCAATCTTAAATGTTCCTGTACCTGCTAGATTATTAAGTACAGGAGCTTCTTTTACTGTTCTGTCTCCGTTAATATTAGCAGCAGCAATACCGTTAGTATCTGCTGCTCCTGAAATCGTAACTACTTGTCCGTTGCCTATAGTAAGATCTGCGGTATTATAAGTAATCACCATCTCAACACTAGTGTTAGTTGTTGCTATTGGGTTAGACCCTAGTGTTATACCTCCTGTTAAGGGGGCAAACGCTCCTGTTCCTGACTTAACTATAATAGGCCCATCGACTGCATTAGAGCCATAGATCTTGTTATCAAAGTTAACAAACTGCCAGTTACCATCTGCTTTCGCTGTACTAGATACCGTACCTGTTACATCCGTTGGAGTGCTTGAGTACGGAGTTACTGAGTGATAAATCTTCTGGTTTCTAGTAGAAGCACAGATAAGTTGCTCTGAGCCTGAGTAGTTATAAACCGCCATAGAATCTATGCTAGGTTCAGAAGTTACTACAACAGAACTACCACCACCAGAGGTCGCAGAAGTACTAGTACCACTTGTAAAATACTTCCAGCTATTAGCGTCAATCTTTGTAATAACAGCCCGAACATTTAATTCTCCTGTTGTTTGACCTGCCGTAGCTGTTGCTCCACTAACAGTAACGTAGTCTCCCGTCGCTCTACCATGACTGCTTTCTGTTACTGTTATTTGTTTCGTATTGCTTGTACTTGTTGCTAAAGGATTACTCCCAAGTGTGGGAGCTACTCTTATCGTTGCATTAGCGTGTAGCTTAGAAAATCCTTTTCTATTACTAAGCCTACCAGAAACATCATAAACCATATTATCCGCCGTTTCTGCAAACGTCGGAGCGTCCATATAAGTTTCTGCTTCAAAGTTAAGTCCGTATCCACCAGGATTACGAACAACTAAAGAGCCTAGTTTAGTAGCCATTTATTAGTAGTCTCCTACAACGGTCCAATCCCCACCACCTAATCCGTGATGTTGGTGTTTTTGCTCGTAAGCAATCTCATTTCCTAATGCCATTTCATAAGCTTTCATAACATCAGAAAATTGTTCTCCCTCGTCTTCTCCTCTTTCTCGTATTGCTAACGCTAACGCCCTTAGATAAATAGGGTTCCAAGGAGCTAAGAAGATGTCTGCGTCTGCCGACAAGTCTTCTTGTGGATTATATAACTGGACCTCTAGCTCATAAGAACCGTCAGATACAGGGTATGTTTTTAAATCAAGTGCATCATTAGTCATGTTTCCAGGAGGGCCAACGGTCCAAAACATAGGCTCTCCTGTAGCTCCAGAAACAAAAGCGTCGTTATGTTGTTTTAACATCCAATCGTATGACCTACCCCTTAAATAAGAGTTTGTCGTATAATTCCAAACACTAATTACTCTACTTCTTGGTCCTGTATGTTCTTGGTTATCGCTCCCTCTTTTGTCGCCTTGCTGCCTTGCAGTACTAGCGTCGTCGTAAATATTATTAGTTATCTCGCCTGACTCAACTAAAACAGAAATCATCTGTCGCAGCTCTATCCAATCGTAAGAATCTTCTACTTCTATTTTAGCGTCGTTAATCAAACGAACAATCGTATCTGTATACGATGGGGTCTTTCCTGTACCTGCCAAACTTGCGTGTGCAGTTATACCACTACCCGATATAGTAGTTACGGTTGTTTCTCGCAACCGCACCAAAATCATGTTAACCATTCGTAAAAGAGTCGTAGCAGTTCTAGCCATTTTTTTTATTCCTTGAATGAAAGGTAGGGAGGAAAACCCTCCCTACCGATCAGTTTTGCTACAGGTTCTCGTATGGGATTACCTTCACTCTAAGAGTGAAAGCTGTCAGATCACCAGGGTCGCCTATATCGTTATAGTATTGCCACTCAACTGTGTTAGCCGAGAGCACTTGACCATATATTTGCCCCTGTTCAAGATCTGCATCCGCAGATAAGAGAACAAAGTCACCCACCTTCGCACCAGGAACAGTGATAGTAGCGGAACTTGACCCTTCTTGGGCCAAGTCTCCAATATCAACCGAAGCTGTTGCTATGGGCAATCCTGATTGCCTAGACATGGGTTACCTCCTTGGTTTAGGTTGGAACCGCTATGACAACACCGCCAGCGTTCCTAAGCTCCCCTACACCGTAGATTGTATCTGCGGTAAATAGGTCACCTAAGTACTCTTGCTTGTATTGCGTTTGCGCTCGTATCCCTAGTTGTTCAACCAAAGCGATAGCTGATTTATGCCCTAAAAAGCAAGCCCTTGAACTATTGTTCGTAGGTGCGTTAGTAGAAACATAAACTGGAACACCATAAAGATCTCCAATTAAGCCTGAACGAATTGTATTCGCTCCACCAGCTTCACCAGAAAACGCCTGTTCTGTGAATCGTGCAATTCCTGTGAGATTTTTCTTCTCAACTGGAGGCACAATAAGAACACGATTATCCAAAGGGATGTCAGAGTCGTCTAGTGTTTGGATTACTTTTCGTAAACCAGCATCAGCAATAGCTACCCCAGCCTGACTAGAACTAAATAATGTAGAACCGTCAGAACCGATTACAGCCTTATCTCCGTGATAAGCTGCTGCACCATCGCCACCTTGTAATGCGTAAGTGGTTGTCCAGAGGTCAGTGTCTACTTGCTTCGCTAAAGCGTAGCCAGCATCATCAGTATAGAATCCGCGCATTGAAGATACTGCTTGCTTTTCGAGGATGTCCTCGATCAGTCTTGAGTACTCATAGTGCTTATTTATACTAATAGTAACCTCTGATTCTGCGTCTGAGTTTATAAGCGTAACCCCAGCGTCCGCAGCCTTGGCGCTTGCAGAAGCACGATCAGGAGTAGGAATGTGAACAGTGTCACCTTTCTTCCCAACGTGATTCATACGAGTAACAAGGTTAGCGAAAACTAAGTTAGCTTTGTACGCAGCAATCACTTCGTCAGACCACAGTTCGGGGATAAAGACCGCCGCATCTGTAGTGTTTAACGTCGTTTGACTTGCAAAAGCCATTTTAATTTTCTCCTATAATAAGTAAGATTTTTGTGTTAACGAACCCGTCCATCTGCATACGCTTGTGTGATTTCAGATTGTAGTTCTGTGTATCGCTCAGGGTCATTCATTCTTAAACGGATTAACTCCGCTCGCTTATAAATTGGTTTACCAGAAGTCCCTGCATCTTTTGACGATCCAGCCGAAACCGCACTCGCTGCTTCAAGCTCTTGGCTTTTTACAGCGTTCTCTTGTGCTTGCTTCGCCTCTACCGCTACTTTATGCGTAGACTTGTACTGAGAAAACAACTCATCTGCGTATTCAAAATCACCTTTACTAGCACGAACCCACATATCTTGTCTCGGAGTACTTTCTAACACCCACTCTTGGAACCCAAGATCCTGTACAATTTCTTGTATATCTGGATGTTTTGCCTGTAATCGTTGCACCGTAGAATCAACTTTCGTATCACTAAGGGTTGCTCTTACAGGCTCTAAAGCCTCGTTAACTACACGGCGTACCGCAGTAACTGGGTCGGAAAAGAACTCGTCCTGAGAAAGATCTTTCTCCATAGAGTCCACTTGTTGACCGTCAGATTCATTTAGATTTTTTTGAATCAAAGAATCGGCTAATTTACGAAGTTCTCCTAGTTCGTTGCCTTGTCGTCCATATTGTTGCTCTAAATTTACATAAGAGTTAACAATTTCATCTACGCTCTTACCTTCAAATTTAGAAGGGATTGTAGAGTCGGCAGGACCGTCTTCGGCTACGTCCGTAGCTTGAACTTCCTCTTGCTGTTCTCGTTCTTCGCTCAAGCGAGAAGCTACATCTGCTTGGTCGTCAACACCACCAACGATTTCACTTTCCGCATCTACTAAAATATCAGCCATTTTTGTCTCCAATCTTTGCCTTATATAAGGGGATTAACAAGGTATCCCTAGCCTTTTAAGCTCGGGATGGTTAGCTTTCCTGTGGCGTTTAGCCCATTTATCGGCTGCCGTAGGAAAGGCTGTGTCGATTCCAGGTAATGAGAAATTCCCGCCTGAAATAATCTTCTCAGCAATAAAGCCTTCACAACACAAGTCTTCAACTTGTTTGTTATTGCTCCAATGCTCAGAAATACTGTTGCAGTTAAGGCATCGGTAATCGTTAATCATTATCGAAATCCTCTTCCACTTGATTTTCTAAGTTCTCTAGTTCGCTTTTAACTACATCCTCAAGTTCTACAAAAACTTGCAACATACCCAACGAACCTCTTTGTTGCCAAAAAGTTTTCTCGTCTGGTATTGCAAATATATTGTTTCCTTGATTAAACATATCTACAAAGCGTTGTCGAATAATTGACCACCCTTCTGTATTGAAGGTCTCAAACATCTTGTCGTAACTTCGACGCTCATCAGTATCCAGGATCATAAGTAGTACCTCGCACTATGTTAAGGACAATCAAAGCTGCTACTTCTTCATCGTCGAGCAAAATACCTTGTGCGCGACGTTGAGCTAACAACTTACGTTTATCCACATTTGGGGCTTCGCCTGTTCCATAGCCACCAACTGCGGTTGGCATCCCCCAAGGGCCGAGACCCCAACCTCCTCTACTCCATCCAGAACTAGTATTATTCACTACGGACCACTATTCCAAGTAGCCGTCCACCAAACAGCTAGCCCAATCATAACTGTACCTACCGCCCAAAAAATACGATTAACTGTCGTTTTTCCAACTTCTGCATATACTTTTTGTAATGCTTTCTCTGCTGCGCGTTCTGCTATCATATCTATATCATCTGTAGTTAAAGGACGAGCCATACTAATCTTCTCCTAAAATTTCTTCTTCTTCTGGAAGTGGCATTTCTACTATAATGCGCCCTGTGTTGTCGGTTAAATCAGCAGAAACTACATTAGGATCTTTTCTTTCTCCTATGACCATCCAACTTATTTCGTCTGTGCAAGAATCGTCTTGTGCTTCTATAGACAAAGTGTTTCCAGATAAAGATGATTTTACTGCTGTCCAACCTGATTCGTTAGTTGTAAATGATTGTAAATCTCGACATAAGGCTACTAACGTACCTTCTGTCATACTAGATACTGTGTCTATGTTAACGGATGCAGCACCACTCTCTAAAGTTACTTTGCCTCTGTAAATTAGATCATACCGAGGAGACTCTACAGAGCCGTGAATTAGTTTGTGCGTTTCAACTTTACTAGCTAGTGGGTGAGGGATACTAAAACTTTTCGTATCTCCTGTTATTGTTCCGGTTACATCTAACGCCGTTGTTGGGTTAGTTTTCAGAATACCTACATAACCATTAGCTTTAATCTTCATTGCTACGGTATCTACAGTTCCGTCGTTGTCTGCGTCAGTAGATACAAAAAACCCATCAGCAGAGTCGTTAGACGGTATCTCAAAACCAACGTGAAAAGCACCACTACCTGTACCACCCGTACTAAAAATAGCAGCTTTAGTCGAGCCGCCTACGGCTGTGGTAGGTGTTACATCAGCAGCGAGAGTTAAATCGGCTGCGGCTGATCCTGTTCCTATTCTAGCTTTCGCTGTAGTAAGTTGGCCCGAGGAAGGGTTATAAAACAAACCAGTATCCGTTTCAGCACCCTGCGTTCCAGTAGCTCCGTCCACAAAAACTGGATATACCGTCTCGTCTGTACTGTTATTTGCGGTTGCTGTAAACGATGTAGCTAGCGCAGCAGTTCCCGAAGTATCTTGGTCTCCAGCAGTATTTACCCCTGGTAAATTAATATTCCCTGTCCCATCAAAACTAACGCCCCCAATCGTCCTAGCGGAAGCTAACGCTGTTGCGGTAGCTGCGTTTCCCGTACAAGAACCAGAACTACCAGAAGTATTCCCTGTTACGTTACCAGTAACATTACCTGTAAGCTGTGTTGCTGTAATTACTCCGCTACTCGGGTTATAGCTAAGCCCCGTGTCGGTTTCTATGCCTTGTGTACCAGTAGCACCATCAACAAAAGTAAGATAAACAGTCTCATCAGTAGAGTCGTTAGCACTTGCGGTTACACTTGTAGCTACTGTAGCTGTGGCTGCATTTCCGCTAGTATTTTGATCGCCTGCTGTATTAACACCAGGAAGATTGATATTTCCCGTACCGTCAAACGATACCCCACCAATAGTTCTTCCTGTAGCTAATGCAGTCGCAGTTGCTGCATTTCCTGTACACGATCCCGAACTTCCTGACGTATTTCCTGTAACATTCCCTGTTAGGTTTCCTGTTACTGAGGTAGTAGTTAAAACCCCTGTACTTGGGTTATAAGATAACCCCGTATCCGTTTCTAGTCCTTGGGTTCCTGTCGCGCCATCTACAAACGTAGGGTAAACAGTTTCGTCAGTACTATCATTAGCCGAAGCGGTAATACTAGTTGCTACTGTAGCTGTAGCAGCGTTACCACTAGTGTCCTGATTACCAGAAGTATTTACTCCAGGTAAATTGATACTAGCGGAGCCATTAAAAGAAACACCCCCTATATCTCTTGCCGTTGCTAAAGTAGTAGCTGTGGCTGCGTTACCTGTGCAAGAACCAGAACTACCAGAGGCGTTACCTGTTACATTTCCTGTTACTGTTCCTGTAAAGCTTGTGGCAGTCAGCACTCCCGAAGATGGATTATAGGTTAAACCTGTATCAGACTCTAAACCCTGACTACCTGTAGCCCCGTCTACAAAGACGGGGTACACAGTCTCGTCCGTCGAGTTATTAGCAGTTATTGTTATTGAATCTAAACTTGTTTTTATCGCAGAGTCGATTATATCCATATTAGAATTAATCGTATCTCCCCAGCTTCCAGACTGTTCCCCTGCGGCTGGTTTTTCTAAATTGTGATTCGTTGTATAACTACTAGGCATTATTCAATTCCGCTTAATTCGCCACGAGAACCGCGTCTAACAGGTCTTCCTGCTATTCTAATCACTCGACCATCATCTCCTCTTTCTATGTCCATCCTAGTCGGAGCTTGTTGTTCGCGTTGTTGCAGCAACGCATCTAGCTTCCTATTAAGTGGTGTCATATCAGGACTAAATTGTTTTCGCCCTAAAGAAACCAAACTATCACCTAAAGTATTATTTATTTGATTAACTGCATTGTTTGTAACATCTTTAAACGAATCTTTTAAAGCTTCCACTAAAGCTAAATACTCCAGAGGAGGGGTATCTCCTCCTGTAGTATTAGCCAAAGCTTGCGCTGCTCTTGCTTCTTTAAGAACCGAATCAGACTGAGCTTTCTGCGCTTCAGTTTGCGCTTTAGCCACATTAAGTACAGCCTCACTTTGATTCCAAATAGCTTCGCCACGATCTCTAATAGCCTCGGCTTGCATCTCAGCTTCTTTACGAGCGTTGTCAATACCTTGTTGTTGCGCTTTAAGCTGAAACTCTTGTTCTTTAAGTCCCTGCGCTCGCATTTTAACTTGCTCGTCGAAGTCTGGTTGAGGTTGTTGTGGTTGCATTGCGTTCTGTAAGAACTGGTCTGCAACTTGAACTAACTTCTCTTTGTCGTCCATGTTGTAGTTATTGATTATGCCTTTAAGAAGTATCCAATACGCAGGGGAAGCAGGAGGAACTGTCTGCATTAATTGCGCTAGTTGCGTAACTTCAAACTCCCTTGCTTGCGCTCCCATAGCGCCATGAACTCGGAACCGATAATCGGCAACAGGGTATCTTTCTGTATCAAACTGCATATATCGCCAAGCTACTTTATGTATAAGCGGTGATAGAAATTGATACTCTATATTTCGTATGGTGCGCTTTGCTCTCTTGAGCATAGCACCCATCATCATAGACATTCCACCTGCGGTCTCGTTTCTAGGATTAACGCCTAAAGGAGCTGCGGTATCCATAGAACCTGTTGCCACAGTAACCATTCTTTCAAACTCAGCAGACTGCCTATAACTTTGTGGGTCAGGTCCAGGAAACTTAAATGGGGCCAAAGCTTCGTTAACAGGACCAGACACAATAATGTTTCTTCCTGGCCTAATGGTAAAGTCTCCGTTTCTTGGAGCCATCATGCCATTAACCAAAGCAACTGGATAAGTAGCTAGTGCCAGCGCGTCTATACGAGCGCGTAGTTCTGCGTCTAAAGCTTTCTGAGGATTGTAACCTTTTTCTGCAACCCCCCTTCCCCAAAACCTATTAGGTACTGTATCCCACTGAAACGCTACAAAAGACCTATCTTGCATAATAAAAGGGTTGCGAACTACTTTTAACAAAGTGCTCCTATTGGCAATCCAAATAATAGACTCTACCATCTCTCCAGCGTCGTCATAAGAAATGTTATTATTCTCTTCTGCAAATTCAGCTAAAGGGTCTACTACACTATCTTTCTGTCCTAACTCAAACAAATCTTTAGGGACAAGGCCATGATACTCTAGTATTTCACAATGCTCTGCTTGCTCGTATGACTGCTCTTGTATATCAAATCGTTGGTGAGCATCCTCTCCTGGGGTATATTCTGCAATAGGCGTTTTATTCCAAATACCTCTATCCTGCTTTTGAGCTACCTCATGTTTTGGTATTGTGTATACATGAGCTGCACCTAAAGCAGAATCTAAACTCTTTGCTGCAACGTCAATAATAAACTCGTTTGGATCAACAGGAATTAAATTAACGTGTATATCATTAACCAATTCAATATCTGTCGCTGTTCCAGCAGAACCCGTAATAGGAACTCTTCTAGGTTTTTGCTCTACTGCTAATTTACCAACACCTGTTCCATATAAAGCAGCGTTCAATAGAATCTCAGAAATGCTTTTATTTATATCTCTAGTTTCAAAATCTTCTAACAACTGTAAAGTTAATTGATCTAAACGTGTGTCTACGTCTCTCGCTAACGCTTCTAGTTGAGCAGGGTCAATTCGTTGTGCGTTCTCTTGTATTAACTGAGAAAATACTTTTTCTCGTACATCGTCTTCTAAATCAAACCACCGCTTTCTGTGAAAAATTGTTTCTTCCATTTCAGAAACAGCAGCTTCTATTGCTTGTTGTAAAGCAGGGGCAATAATCTTAGACCTTTCGTGTTGTCTTATTTTGTCCTCAGACCCTCCATGCTGCCCTCTCCATAAACGGTAATACTCTTTCCAGCGTTGTTGATGCTGATTATTACGAGCTTCTTCCCAGCTATTAACTTTATGAACAATCCAGCCTGTTAACTCACTGTCCACAACCCCTGCTTCTGGTGAAGTTTCGGTAGTATCATAAACATCTACAATTTTTGCATTTGCCATTCTGTATCCTTTTACATACCGCTAACAGGATCAAGTGGTTGCCACTCTTCTGTTTGCACATTCGTTTCGTATGGTGTAACAGCTATCTGATCTATATACGCTAAACTATCTATCATGTCATCGTGAACTAGTGGATTAGGAAAATCTAATAACTGCTCACCAAGCTTTTTCATATAGTCCCCAGGAGAAAAAGTTAACCTTCCTTGTTCCATTCGGCCCTGTAAGGCCCAAACAATCCTGTCTGCTTTCTTCTGATTACCGTGACTCAACTCTGTAATGTATGGATAGACGTTTAATCTACGCATATTATCGTTTAAATACGGCATAAGCGCGTTTTTTAACGCGCCTCTTTCTATTCCTACTAGTCTTGGTTTGTAGTGTTGAGCTGCTCTTAAAATCCGTACCGCAGTTTCTCTAACATTCCACCTTCCCGTAATTATTTCGTGAACGTGCCACCCTTCTTCATCTACCTCTACTATAGAAATCGCTGTTTCGTCTAAATTTTTGGTCCGACCAGATGCTACACCCTTTACATCTTCATACCCTGCTGGGTCTACAGCCATATAAAGATCTCCAGCGCCTCTTGGCTTATCAACCACCTCAATCATCTCTTCTTTAAAGACTGTACCACCAAAAGACGCGAAGTTAGCCTCAAATTCCTGCCTAACAAACTCCATTGGCATGTCTTTAGTAGCCATCACTACTTCCGCAGGGTCTAAAAACGGATTGTCTAAGGATTTATAAGTAAAAGCTTCCCAATCTTCTGAGTCTAATCCTTCTTTCGCATTTAAAAACAAGTCATAAAAGTGGTTCTTGCCGTTAGGTGTTCCTATAAACAAACCACCACCGCGTACATCAGCTAATGTAGGTCTTATAATAGAGGTCCAAACCTCTTCTTTCATAAAAGCGTACTCATCCATCACTACATACGACAAACCAACACCTCTAAGACCTTCTGGTCGGTCAGATCCTTTTAAGTGTATCTGCCTACCGTTAACTAACGTTAGGATACATTCGTTTTCTCTAACCTTTTCTGTTATCGGAGCTGCCATTTGTTTTAATGGCTGCCACATAATGTCTTTTGCTTGGTTAAATGTTGGTGCTATGTAGTAACACGCCTTATCTGTAAGATCATATCCATGTTCGTTAGTATTTTCTAATGCTTTTACTATCAACTTGACTCTAGCAAGATAAGACTTACCAAAACGTCGTCCTGCTCCAACCACCTTAAACCTAGCATTCGAGGTAAAAATTTCTTTTTGTGCAGGGTGTAAAGTAAAATTAAGCTCTGTTGCCACTAGTACCCGTAAGGTCGCTTTTTAGGCTTCTTACTATTAGGGCTTTTTCTCTTTTTATTTGGCACTCGTCACTTCCTTATAGTCCGCTTCTACTGCTTCTTCTGTCTCTATGCTCTCTAACCCTTGAACATTGATAACAATACCACCAGAGTCTGTAGCTCCGTAGTGTTCTACGGCTTTTCTAGCAGGGATTGCTCTATCCATCAACAGCCTAGCTGCTGCCATATCCCCACCTTTAGCTTCTCTAATAATCGTCTTAATTACTGCTTTGAACTCTCTGTTCATTTCTCCAGCAAACTGTTCTATCAACTCATTTTGCATTTGAGTTAATTTATTCTTACTGCCTTTCGGACGACCTGCTGGGTTTAAAGACGGGCCTCCTTTCTTTAAAAGGGGATTACCTCGTTTACCTGCCATAATCTACTCTACCACTTAACCAAGTTTGCCCAATAAGCTGCTGACATCTTACCCTTAGCTATGTTTTTTCCCTGTCTTGCTTTAAACGATTTAGCTCTCGGAGTTAAAGTTTTGTCTCCCTTAACCCCCTGCTGTCCAAATCTTATGGTCTTTACTTTGTCTCCCTCCTTAGCTACCACAACATGAGATTTAGTTTTGTGGCTTGGGGTGCGCTTTGGTTTATTATACCCAGAGACCCCTGCTCTTTTTAAACGCGGATCTTTTTTACGCACGACGGCTTTTCCTTGCTTTCTCTTGTGCTCGCTTTGATAGCTCGCCGTAGTGAAATAACTTCACACTGGTCTTTCCGTGTGTCTTTCCTGAGTGTAGGTCTCCATTAGGCATCTTGTGGGTATTTCCTGTAAACAGACTACCATCTTTTTTATAATGGTTAACACCTTTCATTATTTGCCTTTTCCCATAAACTTAGTAATGCCTCTAAAGCCAAAACTAGCAGCGACAATAGTACCTAATAAATACTGATACCAATCTGGTGTTGTCTCTAACGCTGCAAAAAAGTTAGAGACTCTTTCATCGCCTCCAAAAAGTAAGATAACCAAAGGTGCTGTAAATACTACAGTAAGCCACTCGTCTTTCCACGAATCGGCTGCTTGAGCAGCCTGTATGTGGTCCCAATCAATTTCGCCTGTCGCTTGTTTTTCTTTAATAACTGCTTGCGACTCTGCTTCTGCAACCTTAATACGAACCAAGGCTTGCGACTTAGCTACTCTTCCTTCTACCCAAGTTTTAGCTAACCCTGCTATTGGACCCAAAAGGGCTTGAAACATATCAATAACTCCAAACTGTCGGTCTAATACCTTCTGATACAGTGTCTAAGTGAATAAACCTTCCGCTACCTTTTTGGTTTATACCCACACCTGTAAAATTCCAATCGGAACGAAATACGTCAGAACGAAAAACAATCTGCAACAAACGATAAGCCTCTTCTCGCTTTACTGCTATATCAACTGCTTTTCCTGTAGCGTGTGCGCCTGGTCGCGCTTTCGCAACCTCTATTGGGTGTTCTGGACAACGATAACCTGACGTAACTACCAAAGGACCAAAAGCATCTCGCAGTAAATCAAGTTGTCGCATAAAGTCTTCGTCCATTTCACAAGCTCCGCAATGAGTACATTGCAACTCTTCTCTTGAAAAATACTTTCCGCTTTCGACTATCATTGTAAAGGGTTTGCTAAATCGTCCATCGCTTTCCAAATATCATCTATCTCTCGATTTATCTTTGGAAACTTAGAGTCGGTCTCCGAAAGTGTTTCGTCAAAATCATTTACTTTCTCTACAACCAATTCAGCAGACTGTACCGTTGCTTTCATATCTGCAATTTGCTTTTCTACGTCCACTACTCGTTCTTTTAAAGCCAACAACTCTACTTGTTGACCTAAGATTGCTTGTAGGTTTGCGCCTAACTCAGCTAACTTCCCTTGCAAACTACTTATATCGTTATCTTCTAGTTGTTGCTCAACTAGCTTTAAGTTTTCTTCTAGTGGTGTAATAGCACTACGCGATATTTTACTTTCTTCTAACCCTTCCAACCGCCCATACAAACTACTAGCTGTCCAAATAGTTCCACTTATTCCAGATACTATCGTAAATAACAGGGCAATGTAAACCCCTTTTAGTTTTACTTGCCCTACCTTTAATTCGGTTTCTTCAAGAGACATTACTCACAATCGCCGTACATAAAACAAGCGTATGAATTAGCTGTTGGCCCTTGTTGGTAAAACTCGCTTTCTTCTCCTGCATCAAGTATTTGCGCTAAGTCTACATAAGCGTTTAAATTCGCGTCTCCGAAAACCCCTAGTGCAATGCCTTGTTCTGCCCAAACAACTTTAATCATGTCGTTTTGGCGTTCAAAGTACGCATCTGACGCTTGCGTAAAGCTAACATCGTAAGATTCAGCAACCCCGTCTGCCCAATCCCCTATGTTTTCGTTTTGGGACGCAGCCGTCCATATGGCTGCTGTCGCGCTATACTCTTCAATATCCTCTAGGCTTGAGTTATATTCGTCTACAGTCTCTTGGTCAACTTGTAGCCCAACTTCGTTTGTAGCTATAAAATCCGAAACGTCTTGAGCGTCTTGGTTATTCCCTGTTTCTTGGGCCTCTTCTGCCATCTCTTGTACTTGAATAACTGTAGTCAGTTCTACCGCAGCGTCTACAAAATTATCTATAGCGTCTTCCATATTCTCCAAGGCTTCTGCTGCTTGGTCCTCTGCAAAGTCTTGGAATAAATAATAATCTGCGTTAGCCATAGCATTTAGCGCAGCGTTATAGGCAGTTACTTGTTCTTGTGCGATCAAGGCTCCTGAATCGTCTACCGTTCCTATTGGGGCAATTCCGCCTTCTTCTCCGTAGTTAGCCAATCCTCCAACAACTCGTATACCAATATCCATGCTATTAGCAATAGATTGGCTTGTTAAAACTAAGTTATCCAGGATCTGATCGGAGTGAACTTCGGTAGCGTTCAGACAAGCTAAGAGAGCTACCGTTGCCGTTACCTTCTGCGTTTTCCCCATCCTTCGTTCCTCCTATACCTAAAATGCTATTAAACCACTCTTTCTTCATACTGTAGGTAGGTATGTGTATATCAGGGTTTCTTTTCATTTCTAAGTAAGCCCGTTTACCTACTACGAGTTTGCCGTTCCTTAAAATAGGACACGGCGTACCTGACATAAACATAGACTCCCAAATGTCGGGACTTTGGCACATCCTAGCGATTGCAGCCACTTTCATGTTCAAATCGCTTAAAACCTTGCTGTCTCTTCTTCGATTACACTCCTCGTCTAAACGGTAAGACCCTCTCGTAGCTCCAAAAACGTAAGATTGGACCCCAAAGCTAGAGGATTGTAAGCAAGACTCTGACCCCGTACTCATTAAACTAGGGGCTATTGCTGATTGTACAGGCATCCCTGAACTACCTGCCCCGTTATAGGTTTCGTTGTTTGTCGTTGTTTCGTTATTTGAGTTAACGGTGGAGTCTTGATTGTTTTGGTTCAAGTTCCCCTCTTGGGAACTTTCAATCTCGTCGCTTTCTGGAGGGACTTCTTCTTGTCCGTAAACGGAGCTAGATACCCACAATAATAGTAAAAGTAAAAACCGCATTTCATAAGGTAAAAAGTGAACTAAGTAAACAACTCTGCTAAAATACCTAATCTTTCAGGGTTAGTTCGTAATAAATTAACCAAGTAAGAGTCGTTTTGAGAGAGAGGTGGCAGCATTGCGCTGCCGTAGGTGTTAGACAACGGGGGGAAGTTCATTGCGCTAGCACCTGGGAGAGACTTTGCTCTGTTGTCTGTACCAGAGCTTAGTTTCTTTGGTGCCATGAAAGACCCGTAAATAGACGTGCTGGGCATACTGGCCTCGTTTTGTTTTCAAACTTCCCTTCGGGAAGGTATGCCAGTGCGGAATCCGCTAGCACTGGCTTTCCCTCCAAACGCCCCCTAAAGGGCTTTTGGAGATCCTTATAATACTTTAATATTATAACATATTATTTTATAAAAGTCAAGTAACCTTTATCCTTATTACATATTCTCTTGAAGAAAGTAAACTAAAATAACTAATTCCTCCAAATAAACGTAAATTTACTTGACTAACCCTTTGATTCCTAACTTATTTCAGTCCGTTTTCTCTCTTTTTTTAAAGGGTATTAAAAAGGAATAGATTTAGTTTAAATCCTATTTGCCATCTCAAGTATATTAGTTGCATCTCCCCCCTGGCGAGTCCATATCCAGTGGGTCCACCCCCTTCAGACCAGGATATGAGGCGATTTATCCCCAGCGAAAAAGTTATAAGGAAGTACCCACATATAACC